ATGCGTGTTGAGATCTGTATCGCTAAAGAAAAAATCACTAAAATGCCAAACGGTGCTGTGGATGCGTTAAAGGAAGAATTAACCCGACGCATCAGTAAACGTTATGACGATGTAGAGGTGATCGTAAAAGCCACCAGCAACGATGGCCTTTCTGTTACACGCACCGCAGATAAGGATTCTGCAAAAACATTTGTTCAGGAGACTCTGAAAGATACCTGGGAGTCTGCTGACGAGTGGTTTGTTCACTAATAAACACGTAAAATCGGTAACGGCTGGAAATCATTCAATACTCGCACTATCGAAAGTTTACCAGCCAACCGCAGCACGTCCTGCATACGTCGTGTCTGCGGTTTTTCTTTTTCGCTTACATTGTGTCTGGTTCTTCCGGCCACTCAATATCAGGTGCAGTTGATGTATCAACACGGTTCAGCAACACCCGATACTTCTTCCAGGCTTCCAGCAACGAGTTTTCTTCCTCCGTTGCGATCTCCAGATCTACAGCATCCTGAAGTGGCGCAATATGCTCACTGAATTCCTGGATGTAGAACTGTGTGGTGACGGTCTTCCAGCCATTCGGCTCCTGCTGTATCGAAGCATACCAGGCTATTTCAATATCGCTATGCTGCGGCAGCATTTAACCCCTTGTAATTCATCGCCATAATTGATTTAATTCACAAATAAAACTATAATATGGTGAAATTAATGAAAAAAAACACAGATGATGGGGCTAAAATTTACACACCACTTACCCTAAAGCTTTATGACTGGTGGGTTTTGGGAGTATCAAATCGGCTTGCATGGGGATGTCCTACAAAGGAACACCTTCTTCCACACTTTCTGGAACATTTAGGTAACAACCATCTGGATATTGGTGTTGGAACTGGGTTTTACCTTACTCACGTACCTGAGAGTAGTCTGATATCTTTAATGGATTTGAACGAAGCTAGCCTGAACGCGGCATCTACAAGGGCTGGGGAATCAAAAATTAAACATAAAATTAGCCATGATGTTTTTGAACCTTATCCTGCGGCGTTACATGGTCAATTTGATTCCATTTCCATGTTTTACCTTCTTCACTGCCTGCCTGGAAATATATCTACAAAAAGCTGTGTAATACGCAATGCGGCGCAGGCCTTAACTGATGATGGAACTCTATACGGAGCCACAATTCTTGGCGATGGAGTTGTGCACAATAGCTTCGGTCAAAAACTGATGCGCATTTACAATCAGAAAGGCATCTTTTCAAACACAAAAGATTCCGAAGAAGGCTTAACACATATACTCTCAGAGCATTTCGAGAATGTTAAAACCAAGGTTCAAGGTACTGTAGTAATGTTTTCCGCTTCAGGGAAAAAATAGCATCCAACCGCAGCACGTTCTTGCTTAAGACGTGCTACGGTTTCCTTTACGATTTGGGGTTGCGACTTTACCTCTATTGATAATGCATTCCGGCAGAACGTTCAAATATGAACGTACGATATTTAACTAACCGAAAAACAAAATATAGCACAGGCGAGACATTTACCATCTAAGAAAATAGTATCGTTTTTTTACAGTTAAATCAACATCACTTCCTTAAAATGAAAACAATAAATTTCAATCCTGAAACATTTTATTTCAGCTTATTATTTCCCAGTATCACATTTTATCAGGATATCCTTCTGCGAGGTTATTATGCTTCCTGTAAATAATCCCCCCTATCCACTGGAAACGTCTCTTTTTACAGAACTACATCAATCGACAATGTTCACAATAATTATCTCTCCGAATGGGTTGAATGGACTAAAAACAGCATTTCCGGAGAAAACAGGGAAACTGCTTTTACCCGGCTCCAATTATGTCTGGAGAACAGTGAAACATCGTTGGACTTATCTTGTTTAGGTCTCAGATCTCTACCACGATTGCCTGACAATCTTGATGAAATTAATGTAAGCAATAACCAACTATCAATGCTCCCCGAGCTACCAAGGGCATTGAAAGAGCTGAATGCAAGCAGTAATCAATTATCTGCACTTCCTGAATTACCAGTGTCGCTGGAATATATAAATGTGAGTGATAACCATTTGTTCGCACTTCCTGAATTACCTGCGTCACTAGAATATATTAATGTAAGTGACAATCACCTGTCTGTACTTCCGAGGTTACCAATGTCATTGGAATTACTTGATGCAGCCAGAAATGCTTTGGAAGTAATACCAGATTTTCCAGAAAGAGATGATCATATTATAAGAATATTCTGGCTTAATCAGAACCGGATCACGGCAATTCCGGAAAGCATACTTGGCCTCAGTTCTGATAGCGTTGTCAATCTTAGAGAAAATCAACTATCTCCCAGAATAATGCAAACTTTGTTACAACAAACCGCCCAACCGGACTACCACGGCCCACGGATTTACTTCTCCATGAGTGACGGACAACAGAATACACTCCATCGCCCCCTGGCTGATGCCGTGACAGCATGGTTCCCGGAAAACAAACAATCTGATGTATCACAGATATGGCATGCTTTTGAACATGAAGAGCATGCCAACACCTTTTCCGCGTTCCTTGACCGCCTTTCCGATACCGTCTCTGCACGCAATACCTCCGGATTCCGTGAACAGGTCGCTGCATGGCTGGAAAAACTCAGTGCCTCTGCGGAGCTTCGACAGCAGTCTTTCGCTGTTGCTGCTGATGCCACTGAGAGCTGTGAGGACCGTGTCGCGCTCACATGGAACAATCTCCGGAAAACCCTCCTGGTCCATCAGGCATCAGAAGGCCTTTTCGATAATGATACCGGCGCTCTGCTCTCCCTGGGCAGGGAAATGTTCCGCCTCGAAATTCTGGAGGACATTGCCCGGGATAAAGTCAGAACTCTCCATTTTGTGGATGAGATAGAAGTCTACCTGGCCTTCCAGACCATGCTCGCAGAGAAACTTCAGCTCTCCACTGCCGTGAAGGAAATGCGTTTCTATGGCGTGTCGGGAGTGACAGCAAATGACCTCCGCACTGCCGAAGCCATGGTCAGAAGCCGTGAAGAGAATGAATTTACGGACTGGTTCTCCCTCTGGGGACCATGGCATGCTGTACTGAAGCGTACGGAAGCTGACCGCTGGGCGCAGGCAGAAGAGCAGAAATATGAGATGCTGGAGAATGAGTACCCTCAGAGGGTGGCTGACCGGCTGAAAGCATCAGGTCTGAGCGGTGATGCGGATGCGGAGAGGGAAGCCGGTGCACAGGTGATGCGTGAGACTGAACAGCAGATTTACCGTCAGCTGACTGACGAGGTACTGGCCCTGCGATTGTCTGAAAACGGCTCACAACTGCACCATTCATAATCACATCGCATAAACCACAGACCGGACTGACTCCGGAAAAACAGAGGCCCGCCCCCGGGCCTCCCCGGATTCATCCGTTTCCCTGTTCAGCCTGACAGCACGCCCCCGCGGCCGGATGACAGACTCCGCTTCGGTAAGCAAAGCGGTCTTCTGTGATTCCGCCAGTTGCGGCTTATTCATTACTCAACGTCAAACGCCCGAATTGAAGCCAAATCATCCAGACCGCTCAGCTCCTCTTTCATTTCACGCTGACGGCGATAAATCTCATCGTTGCGATCGACCTGCGCCTGCACCATTGCTGCCGCCAGTTCTTCCAGTTCCGGCATCGACAGTTTCACCTGCTGATTATCGGCATCGCTCCACGCCATATGTGTTTGTGCTGTGACAGATTTTGCCAGCATGACTACCGGGGACAGGCGGCCCAGTGAGTCGGGGCCAGCATTCCAGATACGACCGTTCCATTCAAACGTGAACGGCTTCGCCTCCTGTTCTGTGCGCCATGCTTCAATTTCCTGACGTCTGGCCTCTCTGGCCGCTTCCAGCATTTCTGGTGTCACAGTGAATGGGGCTATCTCACCCCATTTGCCACTTTGCAGTTCCTGCCAGATTTGCTGACCCGTCGGTGCGACATCATCAGCGGTGGCTGTGTAGGGAACTGCCTGGTCCCTGTCGTCAAAAAAAACGTCACAGTCTACTGCGCCACTTTCGGTATAACGGGGATTAATGATTTTTTTAATTTCCACGGTGCATTCCTCACGATGTGCGAATAAAAAGCCCGGGCATTGCGCCAGAGACATGTGCATCCGGCACCCCGGACAGGGCGCAATATGACCCCGGTAATGAATGCTCTGAACATCCCGTAATGAAAAATTGTGGGGATGCTATATACGTTCCGGTGGGAGTACTGGGCACTGAAATCCCCACCGGTCCCAGTCGTGAGCCTCTGTATGACTGCCCCCTGACAAGTCTGATGACTTTATCACCGTCAGCTTCTCCCTGGTACGCAGCAATAATCAGCCCGCCAATGTCAGGGTCTCCCCATCTGTTGCGGACAGAGCTCGCCACGATTCTGTAAATAATATCTTCTGTGGTTATATTTATTTTCACCCAGTCAGTCAGTCTGGATATGGGCCAGTAGCAGTAGCGGGTGTGATAAATGGGGCCGTTAATGCCGTAAAAAGTAAGGGATTTGGCTCTGTACCGCGGTTCTGTTGTCTCAGGGCGTGCATCAGTCCACCGGATGCTGAGCACCCCTTCAAACCGTGTGTCGGGTATGATGCCCAGGCGGCCAGCAACGGAATACTCACCTGGCAGCGCATTCCTTACCCAGGCCAGGAAATCACTCTTAGTGTCAAAACGGATAACATCTTCAGGCAGAAAAGCACACCCAAAGCCGAATGCGCCGGGTATCGCCAGACGGCCTTTTGTCCGGTCGTAAATGTCGCTCTGTGCTTCCATCGTGGCCGCACTTTTCAGCCCCAGATTATCCCGGGACTTCTGTTGTACCTTTTCGCCTGCTGCCGCAATTTCTGACAGATGGTTAGCCATTTTCAGAGTGCCGGTCAGCGCAGCATCAATGTCATTTTTGGCCTGTTCTGCTGCGCGGGCATAACCTGCGGCATCCTGTGCGCTCTGTCCGGCTGCGGCTGCATTTGCTCCTGTGCTTGTCACATCTTCCGCAGTGGCCTTTCTGTCCTCAGCTGTGACGGTTGCATCCTGTCGGGCTTTCTCCGCAAAACGTTGTGCATCATCACGGGCCGTTGCGGCTGCCGCCACATCCTGCGCCGTCTGCTGTGCGTTTCCGGCTGCAGCCCCGGCACTCTGCTGCGCCTGCGCCACCATTTCCTCAAAGCGCTTCATCACCTCCGGACGTAAATCACCATCCTTTGGTGCATTCAGAAACGCGTTCAGTGTCCCCGGTGCATCAGTCGGTGCCACATCAATATCCCCGACACGGGTTGGCTGCCAGCCGTTACAGTGAAGCGCAACCTCGTAATACCCCGGCTCAGCCTCAATCACATAAGCACCGTTATTGTCCGTCACGCAAGTGGCAACAACGTGTGCCACAACGGTCGGACTGGTTCTTCTGGCCCGCAGTTCAATCGCACAATTTACGACAGGTTTACCCGCCCCATCTTTCAGTACACCTGAAATCTTTACTGCCATATTCACCCCACAAAAAGCCCGCCTGAACCAGCGGGCTGTCATAACACTGTGTTACCTGGCTAATCAGAACTTATAACCGACACCCACGATGAAACCGTCAGTGCGCCAGTCGCCACTGCCGGAACCTTCATAAGCAAGGTCAATGGCCACGGATTCGGTCGGGTTAAACTGCACGCCAGCCCCCCACGCCAGAGACGTGTTGCTGTGGCGGTTGTCATCACTCCCGGTCAGCACATCGTGCGTTTTCCCCTTGTTGTCAGTTACGCGGAGATAATCCCCGGAGAAGGTCGACACACGGCTGTAAGCCACGCCCGCCATCGCATACGCGCTGAACCATTCATTCACGCGCACAGACGGCCCCGCCATCACGCTGAACCAGCGGTTACGCACGGAATCCTCATGCCAGCGGGTATCGCTGTAATGCGTTTTTTGCTCATCTTCAGCGTTGGCATAGCTGAATGACGTCACCAGCCCCAGCGTGTCCGTAAACTCATAACGGTATTTCACGTTAATGCCCTTCAGGTCATCGCTGCCTGGCATATCAGTATGGGGCTGAAGATACCCGGCGCTCAGCGTGGACTGATGTTCAGACGCCCATGCAGGCGCACCGGATACAGCCAGACAGATGGCTGCGGACAAAATGGCTGCACAAACTTTACGCATAATTACCTCTCGCTTTTCTGCAATAAAAAAGGCACCATTTCTGGTGCCCGTATCTGGGTTATAAAATTCAGCTAATCGTGATGCCTGCAGTGGCTTTCTTCATCACAACAACCAGCAAATCGCTGATACTTGCTGTGGGATACCAGCCATTTACCAGCCATGCCGATACAGAAAACTCCAGCGTCATGTGACCGTGACCGGCAGGCATATCAATAACACCCGTATATATCAGCGTATTATCCAGGGTCGTTCGGTTATAAATTTCAGCACCGTTTTTCTTCACTATCAGGCGGCATGACGAATAAATATTGTTATTCTTCCGCTCATGTTTAGCACCGCGAAACGCCACCGCGGGAATAACAATTTGCCGATCAAACGGCTGATCGTCATAAACCCTGACGGTAATGGTCCCTGATGGCCACCTCTCCGGTGCCCGGGAGTCCCGTGGGAAAGGTTTGCCCACTGTTTTAACGAGATCGCCTTCAATCTGGTTCGCGGACAATTTTCCCAGAACCCGACAGTTCTTATTAATCGTGACGTTGTTGAGCGTCCCGGAGTTCGCGTTCACGTTACCGCTGATATCGGCATTTTTCGCCGTCAGCCGTCCGCCAGGTGTCAGGGAAAATGCCGGAGGATTACCGCCGCTGGTAATGGTCGGAGCCGTCAGGCGTTTCAGGAACACGTCGTTCATGAATATCTGATCGCCCTGACCAACAAACATCGGCTTTGTGTTGCCATTCGCAAGATTAATCATCGCAATCCTGTCTGCCGCCAGCAGCACCTGACTCTGCATTCCTGCTGGCGTATTCTCAATACCGGCACCGATACCCGCAATATAAAGGCGTCCGTCCTTCATCTGTTGCAGCTTCACAGCCCACATGCTGTTCAGGTTATTATTTGTATCAACCTGAACTTTCTGTATCTGCTGGATTGCAGCACTCTGATTTTCCAGTTTTTTATTGACGGTTTGCGTGATTTCATTGCTGACATTCGTAATGGACGTCCTGATTTCAGTCAGGTCCGGCGCAAGCTGACCGTTATCAATCTGCGTCCACAACTCCTTGCCGAGATGCGTTTTATTGATCAACCCTTTATAAAAACTCAGATAACCTTCCGCATCATCGCTCGCCCGACCGACGGCCTCCACAAATGCCGATTTGCCAACGGTGTTCACACTGCGAACGTAAAAATAATAATCATGGCCCGGTTTGATATTGATACTGGCGGCTATCCAGTACAGCGCCGTGCCAAGATAGCGGGCTGTGGTTTCAACCTGCCTGATATCCGCAATCCGCTTTTCCGAAAACCAGAACTCAAACTGCACCGTCGGGTCATATACAGCCAGTTTCGGGACCGCCGTTATCTGAAAATACCCCGGTATCAGTTCAATAGTGACAGGCGCTGCCGGTGCCGCAATCCGGAACGATACCGACACCGGATCGCCCTGCTGCCCCCGGGCATTTACCGCCCGGACTGTCAGCGTATAACGCCCCAACGCAAGCTGCGTGAAACGATATGTGGTTTCCGTCGTCCGGGCTGTGCTGACCAGCCGCTCACTGCCGTCATCCGCTGCCACGGTCAGGCGAAGCAGGAAGCTCACCCCCTTCACCACCTTCGGCGTGTCCCAGCGCGCCAGCACCTGATATTCCCCGCTGCCTGCGATGACTTCTGCGGTCAGGTGCTGCACTGCTGGCGGCGTGACACCATTCACCGTGCCGCGCCGGTCACTGTCAAAGTGTGCCCCGTTATCCACAATGGCCTCTTTTTCCGGCACATGCTGCACGGCGGTGATGGCATACGTGCCGTCGTCGTTCTCACGGATACTCACACAGCGGAACAGGCGCTGGTGCAGCGTCGGCAGCTTCAGCCCCCACACGCTGTATCCGGCAACGCCGTCAGGAATACGGCTCACTTTCACCTTCACGCCGTCGGTGACGGACTGGACCTCCACGCTGACCGGATTGCCACTTCCGTCAACCAGGCTTATCAGCGTGGTACCGGAGGATGGCAGCGTGATTTCACGGTCGAGCGTCAGCGTCCGGGTCTGGCTGTTCACCGCCAGCACGCGCCCGCCGGTGCTGATACCGGCATAGTCATCATCGCAGATTTCAATGACATCGCCCGGTACATGGCGAAGCCCTTCAGCACCCACGCTGAAGTCCACGGTCTGCGTTTCCAGCAGTTCTGTTTTAATCAGCCACAGCCCGGCGCGGTGCGCCTGTCCCCGGCTGGTACAGCCAAAGGCATCCATCTTCGTGACGTTACGACCGTAACGGACAATGGCCTGCGTGTCCTCCACAAGCTCTGTCGCCGTCTCCCAGCCGTTATTCGGGTCAATCCAGTTCACCTCAACGGCATTATGACGGTCCTTCAGGGCGCTGAAGCTGTAGCGGAACGGCGCGCCATCATCCGGCATCACCACATTACTGCGGTTATAGGTCCACACCTTATCCGACGGTCGGTCCTGCACGAACGTCAGCGTCTGCCCGTTCCATACCGGCATACAGCGCATCGCCGAGCAGAAATCACTGAGAACATCCCACGCCTTACGCTGTGTGGTCAGGTAAGCGTTACAGGTGATGCGCGGCTCCGTGCCGCCAAATCCGTCCGGCACTGACTGGTCGCAGTACTGGCCGATGACATACAGCGCCCATTTGTCCACATCTGCCGCACCAAGACGTTTCCCCATGCCGTAGCGCGGATGAGTGAGCATGTCCCACAGACACCAGGCCATGTTGTTGCTGTATGCTGGCTTAAGCGTTCCGTCCCAGATACCGCTGTATTGCCGCGTCTGCGGGTTATAGTTCGACGGCACCTGCAGAATGCGCCCGCGAAGATGATAATTGCGACTCACCTGCTGGTTACCGAACTGCTCTGAATCCACCTGCACGCCGACCAGCGCCGTGTTCGGGTAGCACTGTTTCACATCGATGATTTCGGTGTACGACGACCAGAGCGTTTTGTTCTGCAGCTGGTCTGTGGTGCTGTCCGGTGTCATCCTGCGCATCCGGATATTAAACGGGCGCGGCGGCAGGTTACCCACCACCACCGAGGCCAGATACTGCGAAGTGGTTTTGCCCTTAATGGTGATGTCTTTTTCCGTCACCCAGCCACCGTTACGCTGTATCTGAACCAGCAGGCGGACTTCCGACGGATTCCGGTCCCCCTTTGAGGTGGTTTCCACCAGTGCCTGCACACCGAAGGTCAGGCGCAGACGATCAATGTTTGCCGACGTGATGGTCCGGGTGATCGGCGTGTCGTATTTCACTTCCGTACCCAGCACAGTCTCTGAGCCGGAAGATTCAAACCCCTCCGGCGGTGTCTGCTCCTGCTCGCCGGCGCGGAACACCACCGTAACACCGGAAAAGTTTGTCTTCCCCTCGCTGTCCAGGACCGGCGTACCGTTCAGCAGCACGCTTTTTAATCCATCCACCGGACCTTCAACCGGCCCTTCGCTGATGGCATCAATCACACTCAGCAACTGCGTGGATTTCAGGTTGTCCTTCGCTTCGCGCGGGGTATGCCCCTTACTGCTGCCTTTACCCATTCCTCACGCTCCATAAACGACAAAACCGCCCGCAGGCGGTTTCACATGAAACATTTTGCATCAGCGGCCAATCACCACAACCTGACCACCATCCCCTTCGTCTGCCGTGCTGATCTCCTGAGAAACCACACGTGACCCCACGCGCATTTCACCGTACAGAACGGGCAGAACATTGCCCTGGGCAACCATGTTATCCAGTGACGAGAAATACGTGTTCTGCTTACCGTTATCCGTTGTCTGTGTACGGGGAGTTCTGGCTTTCGGTGCCAGCATCTGTGCAACACCGCCAAGCGTCATACTGGCACCGAGAGAAAACAGCAGATTACTCGCCATAATTCCTACCCCCGGCATCCATATAGCAACCGCCATAACAGCCGCCCCCAGCACCGCCTGAAACACACCGCCACTTTTAGCTCCCACCAGACGCGGTACTATGTGGATCACTGCACCATTTGCCAGCGGCTCATTAAGACGGGCAGACAATTCGGTTTCACCTGCATCACGCCCGGCAATGCGCACCTGATACCAGCCGTCACTCAGTTTCTGACGAAACGCCGGGAGCTGTGTGGCCAGTGCGCGGATGGCTTCAGCCCCCGTTTTCACACGAAGGTCGATGCGGCGGCCAAATCGTTGCAAATCCCCGTAAAGGCAGATACGTGCCATTCCCGGTGACGCCAGAGGGAGTGTGTGCGTCGCTGCCATTTGTCGGTATACCTCTCTCGTTTACTCAGTTGTTCAGGAATATGGTGCAGCAGCTCACCGTCGCCGCAGTAAATGGCGGCATGATTCGGCACCGATGAACCAAAACAGCACAGCAGCACATCGCCCGGTTGTGCTGATGACAACGGCACCTGATACAGCCCTGTGGCCTCCAGATTATCCAGATAGAGATTCTGACCGTGACGCCACCAGTCATCCCCGCGATGAAAATCCGGCATCTCAATCCCCGCCAGATGATAAGCATCCCGGAACAGCGTGTAACAGTCCGTCACCCCGTGCTCAAAGCGCCGCCCGGTGAGATGCGGCACACAGCGGAACTTGTGAATCGCCCCCCGGCAGACCAGCCACCACGGCAAATCACTCTGCACCTGCAGCCGCCGGTCAGCCTCACTCAGCCAGGGCAGACCACCGGGATGACTGTGGACCAGTGCCACAATCTCACCCTGCATTTGTGCCCGCAGCCAGTCCTCCGGAGCCATCCGGAACCGTTCCTCCGGCTCACCGGAGATATTCTCGCTGGGAAGATACCTGTCTCCCTCCGGCGTTCTCACCACGAAGCCACACGACTCCGCTGGCGCACATCGCCGGGCGTGCGCCAGAATCGCTGATTCTGTCTGTGTCATGGATTTACTGAGAAAGTTTATTGATGGAAAGGAAACCGCCGAAATTACCGGTATTGTTGCGCAACTCACACCCGCGCATACACTTGCTGCATTTGTCCTTCCGGATATCCGTCGTTGGTTTGTCGAACTCGTCAGCCACTGCCCTGCCCGTGTAACCACACTCATCAGAACGGTAGGTCCACATACAGGTATTCGCCAGCATGATACGCCCCGGGAAAACCGCGCCATCCGTCTCCGTTGGTGTGGCCAGCACAAAAGAGGCACTGACCGCGCTCAGTTCGCTGCACTGCTCGATGCGCCAGCGGCTGATCACCTCCTGCTCCGGATCGGCGTCACTGTTTCCGTTGACGAAGTTCACCGCATCCAGAAAACGGGCGTAAACCTTACGCCGGACCACCGTTCCGCCGACCAGACTCTGCAGATCTTCCGCCATCCCGGTGACCATACCGTACAGGTTAGAAACCGTCAGCGTGGGGCGCGTACTGGTGCCTTTGCCATTCAGTTCAAAACCACTCCCCTGAATGGGATACGGCTGATACTGTCGCCCCTGCCAGGTGACCGGCTCACCTTTTTCGTTCTGCTCATTACAGAAAAAATAACGTTCTCCACCGACCTCTGTCAGGTCGATTTCCCAGAGCACCACGCTGGCCGACTGCTCCGCACGGGTGCATTCATTCAGTGTTTCCTGCCGGATATCCTGCATCAGTTCACCACCTGTTCAAAATCGGCCGTTACAGTCACCCATAACGCCCCCACGCTTGCCGACCATTTACGACAAACCACCCTGATCGGTTTCCAGTCATAAGGTGGCGTCCACTGAAATGCGCGGACGCCACCGTGCCGTTCCAGAAAGGCTTTTAAAGGTGGGTGTTCACCTTTACGAACACGTATCGTCACGCTGTAAGTCGACAGCAGATTATTCAGTCCCGCCGGGCGACGCTGTTCATAACCATCACCCAGCTTCACTGCCACCACTTTTGGCTCTGATACCACATTCATATCCGGGCGCACCTTCCAGCGAAACGTCTCCATTACCGGTATGCTCCACTTAACCGGCCACCATCACGGGCCTGCTGTTGCATAAAGTCCGCGGCCGCTTTTTTCCCGAGGTCATAAACCACCTTCAGTGCTGCCGGACCTATCTGCCCGTTCGTGCCGTCGTTATTGATCCCGATGTTGTACTGCGGGGCAAACATCACCATGCCTGAACCACCAGTATCCGCCACAACCCCCAGCTTACCATCAGCACCGCGACGCAGTGGCAGAATGGCTTCAGGTCCCGCTTCCCCCATCACACCCGCGCCTTTTGCAAAAGCAAAAAACGTCGGACGGTTAACCACCGTGCCACTGTAGCGACTCAAATCAGCAGACTGGTAAACACCGCCATCAGCATTAGTCGTGAAGCCGAATAAAGAACCGACGCCCTTTACCGCCTGCATCATGGCCATCTGTGCCATAATTCTGGCCATATCTGACAACAGGGAAGAGGTGAAGGATTTAAAATTCAGCTTACCGGTGGTACAGAATGTCGCCAGTGCATTACCGGCACTGCTGAATGCCACTGTAAACATCTGTTCTGCCGTTCCCGCCGCATTATCCGCATCCGCCGTAAAATTCTGAAACGCCCGCATGGCACCGTTTTTCCAGTCGCCCTGCGCCACTTCCAGTTCCTGCCAGTAGCGTTTGTTTTCATTCAGTTGTCGCTTCAGGCTCCCCTTCAGCACCTCCTCAGCCCTCCGGTAGTCCTCCGTCCCGTAAGTGCCTTTCTGGCGACTGTCATTCTCAAGCTGTTGCAACTGTTGCCGGTATTCCTGCCGGATGCGCAACTGTGCCTGGTAGCGCTGCCGCTGCTTATCCCCCATACCTGCAGTGGCAATATCCAGATTGTGCTGCTCACGCAGTGCACGTTCTTTGTCTGCCAGCTGGCTGGTCAGCTGAACCGTTTTTTTTCTCAGGTCGTTAAGCGCTGTCTGTTTCTGCAGCTCCTGCTGTTTCACATCCAGCAGCGTCAGCGCCTGAATCAGCTCATTCTTACGGGCCAGCACACTCTTTTCATCTGCCGTCAGCTTTTTCCCGTCCAGGTCGCTGATGCGCTGCTGCAGGGCCAGAAGCTGTTTATGCGCTTCAGTCATCCTTTCAGTGGCAATGCCTGCTGACTGTCTGGCAGCAGCAATCTGCCCTTCCACCTGTGCCTGCTGCTGACTGTACTGCAGCAATAACCGGGTGGCCTCATCATTACGGGTTGCCCGTGTATTTTTCTTAATGGCTTTTTCGTAACGTTCATTTTCACGCTGTATCGCCGCATCCCTGACAGCCTGGTCGGCGTACTGCATGGCATTAATACGCGCAATTTCCCGCTGATGTCGTGCAGCTTCCGTTTCATTCATCCGGTTCAGCGCGGCATTTTCAGCATTCCGGCGTTTCTGTTGCTCCTGGTAATTCCGTTCTGCCTGCGCTTTTGCATCCTGCAAATCCTTCCGGCGTTTTTTCTCCTGAAGATCGTTAAGACGCTGCTGATCGTACTCCACCTGTGTGGAGGCGTTTGTCCACGGATATTTTTTCGCGCGCTGAATTTTTTCCTGTAACGCATCAATCTGCGCATCCAGCGAGTCTTCACGACCAATATTCATGGCCGCATCCCAGAACTGCTTCCACCAGTCAGACAAGGTTTGCAGCGTACTACCCAGCGCATTGAGATTATTATCAATATCAGATGTGCGTTTACCGGTTTCCTCTGCCAGCGCAGACATGGCGATCCGGGCCGCATCACTGGACCGCCCCTGCTCCCCAAGGACGCGTATCTGCTCAAGCTGAGTGGCAGTCAAAAAATGCAGCGCATTGTCCAGCGCCTTCGCGGCATTTACAGGATCATCCTTCAGCCGCTTAAACTGATTTATGGTATCGCTGACCGACTGGCCAACCGATCGCTCCATCTGTGCGGCAGCTTTCGCCACCATACCAATATCGTTTCCATGAAATGCCCCACTGCCCACCACCTGTGCCAGCGCACCGGCTGCCGCATGTTGCGTGATACCATTCCCGGATATGGCCCGGCTGAGTTTCCACAACTGCCCGACAGTGACACCGGCATAATGTCCCGTCAGCGCCAGCTGACGGTTAAATTCCTCGCCCTCCTTCCGGCCGTCATGCCAGGCTTTACCCAGACCCAGGACCGCCGCGACAAGTCCGCCAATAACGCCGCCAGTCATCATGCCTTTCGGCGACATCAGTGCGCCTGTCCATCCGGCACGGTTAGCCAGCGTTATCCCGGATCCCCTCAGCGCACCAAAATTGCCGCGCGCCATCTGACTGATTAACACCCCCAGCTCCCGCCGGGCTGCCGCACTTTTCAACCCCAGCGAATGTGTGGCTTTTCCTGCCCGCTCCATTTTGCGGATATACACTTCTGCAGCACTGCTTACCCCCAGCTGAGCCGCCCTGGCGCGAAGCAACTCAGAAGACGACAGATTCTGGCGGGTTGCCTGCTCTTTAAGCTGGCGGATAAACGCCGCTTTCTGCCGGGTGGCCTGTTCCTCTGCCTGCGTCAGGGCACGGGTTTTCGCCGTGATCTCCGAAATCAGCGCCAGATAATCCTGCTGACCAACCCCGCCACTGTTTCTGGCCTGTCGGATCTGCTGCTGAATACGCTGTAATTCCTGAAGCCCCGCACCGGCCTGTTTCACACTGTCAATCTGGCGATAAAAGGCGGCAGCCGCTTTATCCTGCGCCTCCGCCAGTGCCCTGGCCTGCGCCTGTTCCTCGCGCATTTTCTGATTCAGGGCATCCACGCGCAGACGGGTTTGTTCCACCTCACGGGCCATGCATTCATGAGCCCGTGCGTTCTTTTCCACCGTCTGCGCATGGGCTGATGCTGCTGTTGCAGCCGAAGAAGCCGCCTGCATTGTCTGCCGGGCCGCCTGAGTCTGACGCTCCATAAAACGCTGCATACGGGCAGAAGACCGTTCTGCATCGCTGGCTGCACCATTCAGAAGGTTTTTGATACGGGGAATTTCATTTTTAAACTCTGCCGCATCAATCCCCAAATCAATGACCAGGTTGGCTATCTGGTCCATAACGCACACCTCCGGAAATACCTTCCCCAAGATGCATCAGTTCTTCGTCCGTTCGCTCCGGTATCCCGTTCTCTTCCGGTAAAAGGCTGAAATCAGCCACCGCAGCATCGCTGCTGCCGGACACCATTCTCACGATCAATGCCTTCAGCGAGGCAAACTGCGCATCCATCCACACATCACTGAAGCTCTGCATCCGGAAATAATCGCCCCACTCACCAAGCTCAGTGGCCGACATTTCCGACAGCATCCGCCGCCAGTCTGCCCGCCGGAACTCCCGGGCAAGCCGCATGACAAACTGCATTTCCCGCGTCAGGACTTTTCCGGCGTCAGCGCCTCATGATCATCATCCCCGGCATTCTCAATGGTCCCCATACCGCTCAGCGACAGAACCCTCTCCGCCCCCGCGCCCAGCGCATCATACGACCATGTTGTCATAATGGATGCGCAAAGCGTCTCAACATCCTGAGACTGCTCAGCATTCCACAGTGAGCGGGAAACCAGCCAGGCATTGATATCCATTCCCATACGCAGAAAAGCAATCTGTCGTTCAGCCTCCGGCAGTTCTCCCTCCTGTGCATCAAACTTTGCCGTTCGCTGCTGAACAAACGTCAGATATTCAATTCTCTGCAGCCCGGACAGCTCACTGAGCACCACGGACTGTTTTTCATAATTAAACGTATCCTGTTTCAGAAACATCATGTTCTCCGGATGCAAAAAGCCCCGGATAACCGGGGCAATGATGAGTATCGTCCTGTTATGGTGCGCTGACGATCACCGCAGCCACTGCCACAAACTCTCCGTCAGAGGTCATGCCCACGATGCTGACACTGCCCTGCTTCACGCCTTTCACCGTGGCCACAAGCCCGCTCAGGGTCACCGAAGCAGTCTGAGGATCTGACGAATGCACACTGATCGCTTTGTCACTGGCCCCGTCAGGTTTTACTGTAAAGGTCAGCGTGGTGGTTGCTCCCGCTTTGACACTGGCAGATGCCGGTGCCACCGTCAGCCCGGTAACGCCCACGGTTTCAGCGCCCTCCTCTGCCAGATACGGACGCCCCACACCGCTGATTTTTACAGTACGGGTCATCACCTCTTTTGAGGTAATGGTTTTACCCAGTGAACTCAGCCAGCCACGGAAAACATCAACCGTACCGTTGGGGTATTTGATACGAAACGCGCAGACTTCACCGGAATCGAACAACTGAACCAGTTTTTTCTGCCCGCTGTCACCCGGACGCCAGGCCAGCGTCGCCGAAGTATCACCGACGGATTTCTGCCCCTGGGTTGTCGTTTTCCAGTCTGCATCTTCATCATCGAGATAAGTGTCATCTTCTGCATCAGCGGTCATCTCGCCAGGTTGCAGATCCTTCACCATCGCAAGACGCAGCCAGTCAGTGTCCGACAAAGGGTTCGCAAATGCGTCGCCGTTGCCGGTATACATCCATAACGTCGTTCCCGCACCTTTCGTTTTTGCCAGTGGATTTGGTGTGGTCATTACCACCTCCTTAATTCGTGTACGTGATCTGGTACGTGATTTCCGCCATCGCCCAGGTGGCCATCTCATTATCACGTTGATAGTTAAAACCGAGTGGGTTCAGGGTGTCGATGAGTCCGGAAAGTGCCGGTACATCATTCAGGGCCGGGAAAATGGTGCTCTCCATCCACATATCCAGCTCTGAATCCGGTGCCTGTGCCCGGATGAAGACGGCAATATGCAGAACAGCCTGCCAGTCATCTTCATCCGTCATTTTTCCGGTGTACTGAGCATCACTCAGCCACACCGCCACGGCAGGCAGTTCCTGCGCATCAATAAATGCCGGAAGCCCGTCAAAAAACGTGGCGCTGTCTCCACACTGTTCCCGAAGGCGTGCCAGTACGACCTGGCGGATCTGTGTATGTCGGTTCATCGGGTCAGCCATAACCTCAGTTGTTGTTTCAGTGCATACCCCAGCTGTTTCGGCATTTCCGCAGCAATGATGCGGTCGCGGGCATCTTCAAATGCCTGTGTCAGCGGTCCGGACAGCGGGATTTTCACCACATCAATGGGGTAACGATTTTTGCCGTCAATACGCCGCATCACATGCCAGCGACCATTCGCCAGTTGCTGAATAAACGCATCCCGGAAAAGGTATTTCCCCACTTTCAGTACGCTGCCACGATGACGTGAGTTGCTGCCATGCCGGGAGCGGGCCAGTCTGACCTGTGCGGTACCCAGCTTAATGGCGGGCAGGTTACCCCGGTTAACACGCATGCGGGCATACATTTTTCCTGAGGGGCTGGCTTTAAGCAGCCTGACACGCTCCCTGACCGTTTTCAGGGGAATACCTTTCACCTGGTTATCCCCGGCAACGGTATTCTGCGCAACCTGCCGTGTGGCGACAGAAATAATCTTTGCCGCCACACGGTTTACCGCCCATGCGCTGGCCTGCGGTACCATACGGGTATCAAGGCTGTTCAGATTGCGGATGGCATTCTCAAGCCCCTTCATAATATCGTCCTGCCCTTACGTTTCCCGGCAGCCCCTCACGCCGCAACCGGATATAACTACATCCGCCATCATCAGGGGTGATACGATCCACACAGAAAGACTCACGACCAATCATCAGCGAATCATTGCGACACAGCCGTAAAATATCTGCTGTTTTCACAAACAGGGATGGTAAAGAGTCTTCAATACGCACACCGCCGGCCACCAGAGAAATATTTTCAGGATCATCAAAAACCCCGGAAATCATGATCCCTTTTAGCCGGCCTGACGTAATGACCGCTCTAATCCCCATATTGCGAATAATGGCCTTGTCTGCGAGATCAAGTGCAACATCAAACAGATTATCGAAATCAGCCACGCAGCCTCCCGTTATTGCATTCTGGCCAGGCCACGTTCTGTCATTCCGGCTGCCACACCGGCAGAGACACGGAACGCCATTCCCGGCGGCACAAATGCCAGAGGTTCATCCCGCGTGGCATGAAGTGCATCGGTATGCAGCGTCACCAGTGCCACGACTGTAACCAGATCATCCATATTCTGAATCACGGTCTCCGGCTGCGCTGATATCACCTCATTTTCATGTCCGGTCAGCGCATTTTCCGGGTGGGCAGACTTATCCCGGATGTCAGTGTCATCCATATTGGCAAGTTCCTCCTCCAGCTCAGCCACACGCTGCGCAATATCTGCTGCGCTTCCCGAGATATCCGGCTCACGTCCCAGCGATGCTGCCAGTTCTCTCAGACGTTTCAGGTTTTCTTCTTTCGTAGCCATACCCGCTCCTGATTGAATGAAAAACGGGAGCATTTAGCTCCCGCTCACGGATTATTTCACCTGCACCACCACAAACTCATCCGGATCCGGCAGCACCATCAGCGGCGCGGACTGCGTCATGGTGAATTCACGCGCCGGATCACCCACGGTCAGCCAGTGTTTCGGATAACGGGAAGACGCCACCACGCCTTCAGACAATGCCTGCGCATCCTGAATGGCACCGTAGCAACGAATACCCTCTGCGGCCGTATTTCCCAGTACCAGTGTGCCGTCCGGCAGATAACGTTTTTCGGTACCGTCCTCTGCCACATAGGACGTTTTTGCCACCACGATTGCCAGATCACCATAATACCCTTTGAAGGACACCACCGCCCCCAGGTCTTTCACTGCCGTTTCCAGCTGTGAATTTGAGCCACGACGGGTATCCAGTTTTTCGCGGAACAGCTTAAAGCCATTCAGCAGACGCCAGACCTTACCATCCATAATGGCAATATTGATGGTGCCGGAAGCAAAATCACAGTACGCATCCAGATCATGCGTCGGATCAAAGGTATCGCGGTCCTGAGCGCTCCACTCCGTCCCTCCTGCCTGCGTAATGTTATTTTCCACCGACCGGCCAAAATCGACCTCAACAGTTTCAAACTGCTCTCCTTCCATGGTGTATTTGCCATACAGCACGGCATTCACCGCCTGCATCTCTTCCACCTGGACAATGGCGTGCTCTTCCTGTTTGAGGTTATCGGTGATGATACGCAGGCGACGGTAAGCCGGGTCGTTCAGCTGGGCCGGATCTTCACCGGGAAGACGCTCCACCGCCTGCTGGTAATTAAATTCGTGTTTCGGCTTAACGTAGCCCGGGCGCAGTACACGAGTTTCACCGCCACGGTGACGCAACACCTTTCCTTCAACAACCGGGGAGACATAGGCCGCCACCGGCGTTTTTCCGGTAATTTTGTCCAGCATTACCTCTTCGGTATGGAAATTCACCGTACGGCGGAAAAACAGCTCCAGAAACAGCGCACGAAATTTAACTTTTTGTTCGGTATAACCGAGTAACTGGCGGGTCGTAAACAATCCCATAAATCAGTTCCTTTCATTCAGAAATCAGTCAGGCCACCGCAGTGACCTGATAACGTGTTACGGCAGCACCGCGTGACTCAGGGCGCTGCCGGCAAAGGCATTCGCCTTTTTGTGTGTATCCACTCTCTCAGGCCAGTGGATGGCCTCCGTCGCAAAGGTCCCCGACTTGTAATACGTCAGCACCGTCTCTGTACCTTCAAGCGGCAGTACCAGTATGCCAACCGCATGGCCTGCCTTCTGTCCGTCCCAGACCACCAGTTTCCCGGTATCCTCATCCAGCATCAGGGGCGTCAGAGCCGGTGTTGCCGAGGAAATCCCGCTGCTGCCTGTGGCGGTATGGGCCGGATCATTACCGGCAAAAATACGTACTTCTGCACGCTGTTCAGTGATGGTTTTCGTCACCATATAGTTAACCTCGTATAGATGCTCAGCACTGATTTCATGGCATGGCCATGAGCATTTTCACGTCCGCATCACCGTCTGCTGACGTCTGTGACATACCGCCCTGCAACGCAGTCGGTGAATGGTTCGCCATGAAGCGTTCAAACATGGCTGTTGTGGACGCAGAAACCGGTTCTGCTTTACCTGATGCAGCAGCCAGCACATCCCGGGCGTTCTCCACGGTCATTCCCGGGCAGGCAGCCAGTTTTTCAGCCTGCACCTCAGCCCCTTTTGCCTCATCCAGGGCCATGATCTGATCACGGAGTGATGGCCCGGCATCCGCCTGCGGTGAAGCAGCCAGGATCGGGCGGGCTTTTTCCACCGTCATATCCGGCATCGCAGCCAGCGTTGCCGCCAGCTGTTCTCGGCCTTTCGCCTCTTCACATGCCATAATGCGATCGGCTTCACTCTGCGGGGATGCCACCGGCTGCTGCGGTGCCGCCGCGGCCAGAATCGCCCGGGCCTGTTCAACGCTCATGCCCTGTTGCCCTGCCAGCATCATGGCAAGCTGTTCACGTCCTTTCGCTTCCTGGCATGTCAGGATCCCCATCACTCGCTGGTTCTCCTGCGCGACGGCTTCCGTTGCAGTTAATTGCGGCATAGTGCCTCCTGTATCATGTGTGTTCAGCGTCGCAGCCATCACGCTGATGGCGTCCGACGCATTGATTAATTCATCCGCCAGTCCGGCCTCAATACCGGACTGACCTTCAAAAACGGCGGCCTCTGTTCCCATAACCGCATCCACAGATAAACCGGTATACATCGCCACTTTTTCAGCAAACATCCGGCGCGCCGCATCAATGCGCTGCTGCATGTCCTGGCGAACCTTTGCTGGCAGGGATTCAAACTGATTGCCATCCACCTTGTGCGATCCGGCGTAAATCAGCGTGATATCCACACCGGCCTGTGCCAGATGACCGGCATAGCTGACATGGCCCATCATCACCCCAATGGAGCCGATACGGGATGTCTGGGTAACCAGCCGTCGGGAGCAGGCCGATGCCAGTAACATGGCGGCTGAACAGGCCGTGTCATTGCACAGTGCCCAGACAGGCTTCAGCTGCCGGAGACGGTAAATCATGTCAGCGCAGTCAAACGCGCCGGTGGCCTGCCCGCCAGGACTGTCAATGTCCAGCAGTACGCCCCGTACCTGAGTGTCCGCCATTGCCTGCTGAAGACAGGCGACAATGCCGTCATAGCCAGTCATTCCGGAAAATGGCCGCATGCCACCCAGCCGGTGTACCAGCGTGCCGGTCACCGGCAGTACAGCAATACCGTTCACCACCCGGTAAACACGGGCAGGTCGTTTGCCTCCGGCCATGTACTCGTCCGTTTCAGCCAGCATCCCGGGAGCGTCAAGCTGTACCTGCTGTTGCGGTACCGAAAGGCTTGCTGCGCCCATCTCACGCCCGAGCGCGCAAAAGAAAACCCGCGCATAGGCGGGCTCCAGAAGCAGCGGCTCATTGAATGCCGCAGCGATAATATGTGAAAGATTACGTCTCACGTGATGTTGTCTCCTCTTCCGGCCTGCGACTCTCCGCTATCTGCTGCTGATACGCCTGGGCTATCCACACCGGACGTGAGAGTCCGGCTTTTTCGCGCTCTGCGGATTCCCTGACCTGCTGGCGGAAAATGTCCTGATAATCTTCGCCCATCAGTGCCAGTTCTTTCTCATACGTGCTCAGTCCGGCCTCAATGCGCATCACCGATTCCTGGACCTCCTTGAGCCCGTCAATGGCCATTCTTCCGGAGCCAATCCACTCTGCCCGTGACCAGGCTGAACGCGCCTGGTAAAAATCAAAACGCGCCCGTGGCGGACGAATAATCCCCCGAAGAAGCGCCTCTTCCAGCCAGCAGGAAAACATCTGCGTGGCCAGCCGGGCCGCAATAAATTTTCGCCGCCCCATAAAATAGCGCCACGACTCATTGGCGGAGGCGCGGGCACTTGAGTAACTGACCTTCGAGTAATCACGGGACAACTGTTCGTAGGAAACGCCAAGACCGGCTGCAATATACCGCAGCAGCGCCTGTTCAAGCGCCGAAAATCCATTGTCTGAATCCTGCGCTGTCTGCAGGTTCAGCGCATCGCCAGGAAAAAGGTGCGGAATTTTAACACCGCCCAGCGTCACGTTATTCGTGTCATACCAGCGGGTGAACTTCTCCAGAATATTAATAAGCGGATTATCCTGCTGACCTTGCGGTGCCCCCGCGATATATTCAAATGCCTTTTCGGTATCAAGTTCACTTTCGATTGTGGCTGCATACATCGCCTTCACAATGGCCGACTGAAGCTGCGTGGCCTGCAGGGAGTCCAGCATCTTCATCCGCTCCATTACGCTGTAAAACTGATTAGCCCCACGGGTCTGCCCGTCCTCCACCGGCTCAAAAATATGCAGCATGGCCGGACGCCCGGTGGGAAGCTCACGCGGGATCCGCTCCCAGCGTCCGGCACCAGAGAACGGAAAATCATCCTCACAGATATGGTACGCAATCGCCCGCCCATACCGATCGACCTCAACCCCGGCCCGCAGAAAGTGGTTCCCCATACCGTGTCCTGGCGTGTCCACCCGTTTCGGACTCACGGCTTTAAAACGCGTACGGAATAACTGCGTGGTTTCCGTATCCCAGACCGGCTGCACAAAGATTTCGCCGTTAAAGGCATGCACGCCCACCCCTTCACGGATAAATTCCGTAAACGTGCGTTTCCCTTCCACGTCGATCTCGCCAAACATTCCTTCTGCGTATTCCGACCAGGCTGCTTCCACCTCCCCGACAAAACTTTTTGCCGTGGTCTCCCGCATCCCCAGCCAACGCCAGTTCAGACGGTAGCTGATAAGAAACATGTGCCCGACGATATGATCCTTATGCAGGGCCACCGCATTAGCCGCGATACCGTTATTGCGCACCAGATCATCTGCCCGGGCATTCCCCAGACGCAATGCAGGCAACAGGGCCGCATCGGCACTCTGCGCCGGTGGTAACCACTCTGCCATTTGCCCGCCAAATCCTGCGCCGCCTCCGTTGTAGCTGAGACTCTCACGAAGCGGAACGCCGTTCACATCAATCAGGACAGGCGTTCGTTTCATAACCTCACTCCCAGCGGTCGGCGGCGTCGGGTCGTACCCAGAACCGACTCCGCATCGTTGATCGCACGGTTAAGCTCATTCAGGGACGCTGCCGTATATTCGATCCTGCGACCGTCTTTCTGTACCGACACAACCCGTTTACCGGTTAATAAATCAAGGCGCGCCTGACGCAGCGCCTGCAGTTCAGCGACTGTAACCATTCACTCCTCCGGACAGCTTCGCTGCCAGTTCTTCAAGGGTCGGTTGTGCAGTTGCATCCTTGCGGGATGCCGCCAGCACAGCCAGATCAAGTTGCCAGCGTTGCACGGACACACGTAATGCCGCATAGGCATACACCAGGCAGTCCAGCGCTTCGTTACGCCGCTTTTTGTTATCCCACAACAGACGCATCTTTCCTTTTTCCCACTTTTCCACCAGTTCCTCCGCCACCAGTTGTTGTGCCTCTGTCTGCGAAAAAATCTCCGGATTATCAGGAAAGCGGATGGCATACGATGTGGCCTCATTCACAGGGGTGGGATCGGCCTTCATTCGGGCATAGAGAATTTCTTTTGCGGTATCCGTCCCCACCTCACACAGATACACACCCCGCTGATTACGGGTTTTCGGCATGGTGATAACTGGCTTGCCATAGACAGATGCGCCTTTCACCGGCAGCACCCGAAAAACACCGTGTTTTTTCGATCTCTGATAAACGATTTCGCCATCGATCCCCCCGATGTCCCAGCAGATACGGGAAATGGTCATTTCAGTTCCGTCTGCATGGCGGTATTTTTTGTTGATCGCCGCATCCACACGTAACAGCGTCTCTTCCTCATCAGGTCGTCCCATAATGATGATTTTATCCACCAGAAAGGCTTCCTCTCCCAGAGCCCATCCCCAGACATACATCTCAAAACGGTTTCGCTGCGAGTCAATACCAGCAGTCAGGTAAACCACCCGGACAGGCACCGCCGCCGGGTAATGCACAACCTTATCCATCAGCACCTGGTGATCGAGTTTTTCGCCCACGGCCTCTTCCCAGGTCTCCCCCAGTGTGGTGTTTACAAACGTCTTGACGCCGTTAGGATCCTTCAGTGCATCCAGCCAGTCATAAACAATCTGCGCCCAGGTAGTGAACGGGCTGTACGCCGTCCAGATGTGGAAAGTGACAGAACGTGGCGGGGGTATCTCCTCATCACCGACGCTGTAAAATGTCAGGCCGTCACGCGTCCACATCCCGGTATTGTCACAAATCCAGCGCCCCCCGGTCTGATCAAGTTCAGACTGACGGATCACGCAACCATTATGTTCACACAGGTAATACACCGTTTCCGGTTTGCCTTTCTCCCATTTCAGGCCAAACGGCGTCGCATCATCGCCAAATTTCAGATACTGCTCCTCCCCGCAATGAGGGCAAGGAACATAAAACCGCATGAAATGTGCAGATTCATTCGCGGCTTTTTCAATCTGGCAGGAGCCTTTGATTTTTGGCGTTGAACCGCGTATGGATTTTGGCCATACCGAACCTTCAATACGTTTATCGCCAAGCAGTGTTGGCGAACCTTCTTTTTCCACATCCGGTTCAAACGAGGAGAGTTCGTCATAGCAGACCACATCGACAGATTTTTCACGGTAGTTTTTGGCAGCAGCACCACCCAAACACCAGAACCCCACACCAGAGGAAAAACGCTTCAGTGTGAGCGTATTATCCCGGTGTTTCCGGCCCAGCCAGGGAGAAAGTTTTTTCAGGCAAGGAACATCACGAATTGTTGCTTCCACGTGAGACTTCATAAAATCTTCAGCAGCTGAGTCCGTCGGCTGAAAAAGAAGAGTGTTGCGGGATTTGTGCTCAATAAAATACCCGATCACACCAAGCACCATTTTTGTATAACCAACACGGGCAGATTTAATCAGGTTAACTGTACGAATCTCGTCATTGCCCATGCAGTTCATGATGGCGACCTGAAACGGCAGCGTTTTCCATTCCCCCTCACCGTATGACGATTCTTTAGGCAGGTAATAATTTTGATCGGCCCATTCTACAGCCGTCACCGGCAATACCCTGACCAGTGGCTGCAGTGCGATAGTGACTGCCACCATCATATTACTCAGTTGTTGTTCTGATATATTCATCGAGTAAATCCGGTAATTTATCCCCCGCACGCGCGCACTGATTCGCTCCCTTAGCAATAAGGATTTTCAGATGATCAATATGACGCGGCGTTAAATCCGGGAACTGTCGTTGCATGGACAAAGGAATGGAGTCAAGCGTACTGGATAAAGCCATCGCCAGCTTACTAAGGGCAAAAATACAAAATCCGCTATCAATAAGATTTCCTTTTGACACCTGATTTTTTAACTGCTGTGCGACAGCCTGTTCTGCGGTCAGTTCCCATCTCGCAATGAGTAGTTTCTCTTCATAATCCTCTTCCGGATCACCATCAGGCACATCGTTTTTACTTCTTCTCAGATACGATATGTAAAAATCACGCCAGGCATCCAGATCCAGTTGTCCTCGCTTGTTCGAAACCGGGGCACCCGGCAGTTTCTGTAATCTGCGAAGCTGGCGATCGGTCAGACTCAAATGCCTGGCAACTTCAGTCTGAGTAGCCACTGTTCACCTCGCCAAAAAATCTCCCCTCATGCGTTTTAAACATGCATCTTGCGAACAACTTTATGAAACGCGGCATATATGTCCGGTTTGAGTGTTCAATTTTTGCGCATGTCCGGTTCGCAGAAAGCACATTTCTATATTTTTCAAATGGTTAACCTTCAGAGAAACCGGACATGGTTTCCGAAAAATTTTCATAAATAGTGAAATTCTGCGCCGCTCCCGCCCCGTGGCAGGCCCCCCACCGGGAGGACCCGTCAGCCTGACAGCCATGACGAACGTCTGATACAGCGCCCTGCATGAATGACATCGGGATAATCCAGAAAGGAATAGCATCGTACCCACAAGAATCAGTGTAAGTGTCCTGTTTCTTCCACCCCCGCACAGGACTGGCGAGCATGAGGGACAAACCCGCGAACCATAAACGCGGTAAAAACCCGGTGTGCATCGTTTTTGATTATTCCCGCACACTCGCGCAGAAGGAGTTCCCCGTCGGGCTACGGTCATGGTTAATGCGGGAATACAGCGACGATACAGCGCATGATGTGTCAGGCTTGAATACCTTTATCCGTTAAAAGGGATATCAGTTAAGTTATCCCGTGTAGGGTATAAGCCATTATCAAGCCCACCAGTAGATGGGCTTTGTAATGGCTACTTCGCTTTTGCTTCCGCTCGCTTACGCCGGCGCTCTTCTTTCCTCTCGGCTTTTGCCATGTCCATGAATGCCTGCATGATCGAGTTCCGCATCATGTAGCTAACAAAGTGATGATTGACACAGCCGTTGAGGCGCAGCTGCTCGCCAAACTCATCCACCGAGGCCAATGCTTCCATCATGCCCTTCTCGCCTTTCATGAACTCTGAGAAGTCGCGCCCCGCTCTGGAGGCGCATTCAATGACACGATCACTCATCCCGGAAGCCCGGGGATCGTTATCTGCAGCTGGTTAGCCAGGGAGTTAATCTCAGCGACCAACACTGGCTTCGTATAGCGCCATGCCGCCAGCCCTTGTCCACAGAAGCTCGCCATATCTTTTTTCTGATCAAACTCATGACACTTCATATTGAGCTGCGCACTTAAGCTGTTGCGATGCTGAAGTTCTCCGGTGAAGTAGTCATCCAGGACTTTATAGGCTGCATATTTAAATCCGGGGTTTAGCCATGCTGCATAATCATAAGCAACAAACTTCCCGCCATATGTTCCACCGTGTACACCGCGCTCAGTAAAAACCACAGATTCGTGGTTTTTCTCCAGCTCGGCTAAGAACTCTTTGGTCTGCTTGTTTCGCAGGTAGTGGTACGGAGATTCAGATTCACTTTTACCACTGGCTTTCCACATATCAGTGAGGCAGATCATGCCATCTTCACCGATACGGATTGGCTGATTGAAGAGGGTTAATGATTTCATGTCGTATACCTGTTCTTTGAAATGAACCTTTGCCGCACAGGAAACCAGCCCACCGAGGCTCGCCAGCACTAACTGGTATCCTCAAAGGCTCATTCCAAAGGGGCAGGTTCGGTGGTTATCATGCGCTGCGGTGCGCGGTGAAATTCAGATATGAAAAAGCCCACGCGTTTACGTGGGCTGGTATGCATGACGTCAGGACTAACCGATGAGTTTTAAATCAGCTTTTCGGTGTTTTTTCTGATCGGTATAAAAATTTTCATGTGGACCGATGCTAAGGAGGTAGAGCTCAAGTTTATCGTCAAGCCAGCTGTAACCCAGAAGCACCTGTTGATTATTCAGCTGAAATTTATGCACACGAAGAAAACTGAGGTCTCCTTTCTTTTGCGTTCCCAACAGAGGATTGTCAATTATTCTGTCGATCTCATCTTCCACAACTTTCAGTTGCGCTTCCGGGAGTTTACTCAGAGACTTTTCGAAACGCCGACTCTGATAAACATCAATTTCACGACCTGTCTGTTCTTCTGACATAACGCGTTACCTTGTTGTGTCTGATTTCGCTTTGTGACAGCAGAACTTCGCTAATAAAACTGAATGGCAGATCTGGATTATCTTCAGCTATACGACCAATCTTAGCCCAGTGCTCAATTTGTTTTGGTATGCTGCGACTTGCGGCATCAGCGTGAACCTTTACGTCACTGACGAAATCATCGTCTAAACGGATGCTTGTTGCCATTATGGTTGCCTCTCTGTGGTTGTACTTCATGCGGTGCGTACGCATACGCTCTGGAAAAGCGCACCTTAAACATGCAACAAATTGTCGCAATATGCAATCTTTATTTCCGCAACAGGTAAACAGCATTCATTCCAGCTCCGTTAATTCAGACACTGCGTTCTGATGTATTCCTGAAGCGTTCTCAGTGCTGTCTGGTCTCTGATGATTCCGTCTCTGATACCGAGAACGTTTCGTCCAGCAACTGGAGAGAGTTCGACGCTGGCATCATTGCCCATGCCGGAGGCGCTGGAGGTTTCGGCTGAGGATGGCACAGGGCATTTTCCTTTGACGAGCACCCGACCACCATTATCAAGCTTGCGCCGAAGAGCATCATTTTCAGCTTTCGCATCAGCTAACTCCTTCGTGTATTTAGCATCGAGTGCATCAGCAGAACGCTGGCGCTGCTGCATGTCAGTAATGGTTGCGTTCGCCAGCTTCAGTTCTCTTGCGTTTTTGTCGCGCTGCTCTTTGTAGGTAATGGCGTTATCACGGTAATGATTAACAGCCCATGACAGGCAGACGATGATGCAGATAACCAGAGCGGAGATAATCGCGGTGACTCTGCTCATTGATCTATCCCCCAACAGGCTAATGCGCTTTCCTGGTCACGACGAATAACCTGTCCATAGCAGTTATTTGAACGTATGCGGCAATCGCGCCCAACATCTTTTATCCACCAGCGAATCGCCTCGCATGCACCTTTACGATCACCAGCATTCAGCCGCTTATAAAACGTCGACGGAAAACACTTACCGGGGCCAATGTTATAGGGACAAAATGACGCTATACCCGCTTTCTGTGGTTCGGTCAGAGGTACTTTAATATTGCGCTCCACCCATGCCAGCGCCTTATCACGTTCAATAGCGTTAACCTGGTCACATTTTTCCTTCGACAGCTTCATTCCCGGTATGACAGGCTTACCATCCACCATTGTGGCACCACGACAGATGGTCCATATGCCAGAACCATCACGGTATGCCGTTGTGTGATTACCCTCTTTTTCGTTCAGAAACTGGTCAAGTATCTGGGGAGCAGACGCGCCTGCGGCAATCAGCGCCAGAACAGCAGCCGACAGGCCGTATTTGATTTTTGCGCTCATGGATATTTATCAGGATTTATCGGCAACAAATAACGAGCCAACTTATATACGCCTTTTAAGATAAGTCAGCCCCGGCTGGATCCAGTCATCAGGCTCTTTCTTAAAGGGGGAGTATTGAAATCACGAAGAAGAGCCTCCCGCACCGCAGCATCCATGTCTGCACCACTGGCAAGTGCTTCAATCTCTGCCGCCACCTGCAAATACCCCATGCAACGGCCAATGCGTTTCATAACTCTGGTGTTTTCGTCTTTCAGGCATCTGATAGCGAGATTAATAATTTTCAGGCAGTGATGATGCGATGCCCGGACAGGTTTTCCGTTCTCATAAACGACGAACTCACCCTCTTCACAGGAAACCCTGAAAGGCCGACGGGGTTCCTGGTCTTTATCCGGTGCAGACGCAATAAAATCACTTTTATGCTCTTCCTCTCCGGCACTGTTAACCGTAATGACGTACTCAGGCCGCAGGTAAGCCGCCTCTTTTTCTGACAATGCGGCCGGTAAAAACTTTTCCTGCAAAAACTTCATAAAAGTCTCGTGAGCGACTTTGTGGCAGTAATCGTAAATCGCCGCATAATGCTCATCGCGGCGTTTGTTTTCATCTTCAGAACTCACCAACGCCGACAATTTTTTATTAAGCTCAGTGATTTCATTTTCCAGGTGATTGAATCGCTGATTCATTTCTTCATGCTTCATTATTTACTCTCCCCGTGCAGCCTTACGCTTGTCTTCTCTTATTTTGAAATACAGATTCGTCAGATAAGTCAGAAGCCCCAGAAGCAGACTTCCCAGCACACCAATCGCAGCCCACTGTGATGGACTGACCTGATCCAACCACTGCAAAAACCAGTAGCCGGCACTGCCGGCGGAGGTGCCGTAGGCAATGCCCGTTGAAATTTTGTCCATGGATTTCATAGCCTCACCTCCGCAAATAACGGATGGCGTAGTTTTACACTGAGAAATGAAAGGGATTTGAAAAGAAAAAAACGCAAAAGCGGGCGAAACGATATATACAGTAAGGAAAGCACTCTATCCAACAAACCACCCACAGTTAATCGGAATAAAAGCAGAGTGCTTATGAATGATCGCACGCCCGAAGGTTAGTATTTCTGCACAGCAATTTTGCAAAAAAAGGCGATCATTCATAACTTAAACGTCTTTCAGTCACTCCGGGATTTCCCATCATCGCAGACTGAAAGACTCTGACTGGAGCGGGCAGCGGGAATCGAACCCGCATCATCAGCTTGGAAGGCTGAGGTAATAGCCATTATACGATGCCCGCATATGGTGCCGACTACCGGAATCGAACTGGTGACCTACTGATTACAAGTCAGTTGCTCTGCCTGCTGAGCTAAGTCGGCGCTGGCCCACCACCGAGGACTCGAACCTCGCACCGTCAACTTAGAAGGTTGATGCTCTATCCGGATGAGCTAGTGGTGGTTGGTGGCCCTTGCTGGACTTGAACCAGCGACCTGGCGATTATGAGTCGCTCGCTCTGACCAACTGAGCTAAAGGGCCGGAGGCAGAATAATAACCATATGTCATCACATCTGCAAACTCATCTGACCACCAGCGTGTTTAACGTCCTGTACCGTTTTTCAGGCATAAAAAACCCGCCCGGAGGCGGGTTTAAGCTGTGTGGCGAAGCAACCACTCTTAACAGAATATCCCGTTTTTTACGTACGTAAAATATTTTCTAGAAAGTCGCCCCTTACCATCAGGGATGTTCAATATATTTGTCCATTTCTAACCGGACACCCAACATCATCAACATTCCTTCCACCACCCCCTCGGCTTTTTGTAGCTTCTTTCCTATATAACCATCTGAGCATCCATGCTTCCGCGCCAGCGTCATGAATGTCATCCCAAACACGTAGTAGTCAACCAGCAAGTCATGTAGATCGTTGTTGTTCCGGTTAAGGCGGGCCATACACCCACATATAACCATCGCGTCATCGTCACAGCATTGCGGGCGGGATTTTACTTTTGAAGGGATTAATCCCTTAAAACCGGCAGCAATGGACGACCAGGTCACATCCTCATGATTATTAGCCACCCACGCGCCCCAGCGCTCAAGAACCTGCTGAATATCACGCATCACTGTCTTTACCCCTGTCCCATCCACGATGAACAATCAGAACACCATCAACAATGGCGTGCCCTTTGCCCTCTTTATCTTCAGCATATTTTCTTACCGTGGCGCGATTACAGTTCAGCATTCGTGAAACTTCGGTCATATTACCTCGTGTCTGGATAAGCAGTTCCGGTATCGTTTGAATTTTGACGCTCATCAAATACTCTCCGGTTCGGTGATTTTTATCCCGGGCTTTCCACCAGGGACATAATGATCGCGCACAAGCCAGGGCAAAACAAACTCATGGCGCATCAGCGCAGCGCCTCCTGCACCAGTTTTTCAAACTTTCCGACTCTGGTTTCCAGCTCTGCCACACAGTCCACCAGCTCATCTACTGCTTTCTGTGCGCGATGCTTCGCCTGCATCAGTTCCCGAAGCGCGGGTACCATATCTTTACGGATAGCGTCTTTTGTTATGCCCGTTTTTTCGAGTTGTTCAGCATGACGCAGCATTTCCTGCGCGTGTTTACGCAATTGTTCAGGGGTAAAAGTCATTGTCTGGTTGTTCAAAAGAAACGCTCCATCTTACTGCTGTCAGTTCGTTTATTACTGTATCTGCGCGGATTGCCGGGCTTCATGGGAGTGGAAAGCACCCGTGCACTTTCCTGGTCCACAGGCAGAAAATGTCCGTTATAAAAACGCCGGTAAATCGTTCCCAGAGAACCGTTACGTTGTTTCGTGATATTGATTTCTGCGATGCCCCTGGCCTGCGTATCCGGGTTGTACACTTCATCCCTGTAAAGCATCAGAATGATGTCTGCATCCGCCTCTATTTCTCCGGAATTTTTCAGGTCTGAGTTCATGGGACGTTTATTGGGTCTGGACTCCACACCGCGGGAGAGCTGGCTCAGCGCAATCAACGGAAAACCACCGGATTTTGCCAGGCCTTTAAGCCCCTTTGAGATTTCACCCACGGCAAGGTCATGACGCCCCGTGGTTCGGGTTTTTATCAGCCCGAGATAATCAACCACCACCAGCGCCGTTTCCGGATATTTAATCAGGTGGTGTTTCGTTGTTGCGCATATCTCATCAATGGCCAGGTTCGCCTGGTCCACCATCCAGATATTGCGCCCGGTCATCCGCCCCACCCCTTGTGAGAAACGCGCCCAGTCTTCATCTTCAAAGTGAGCCACAGATTTCAGGCGTGATACTGGCATCCCTCCAGCCGCAGACACCATACGTTCACCAATCTGGATGTTCGCCATCTCCATGGTGAACAGAAGCACACCATGCCCCTGCTCAGTCACCTTGTCGATGATGTCCAGCGCAAGTTCGGTTTTCCCCATCGAAGGACGGGCGGCAATGAATACCAGGTCTCCGGGCTCCATACCGCCTGTTTTTGCGTCCAGTTCATCAATACCGGTCATCAACGTCCTGGATTTCTCCAGCCCCTGATTCCGGCATTCAACACGCTCAACCACTTCCGGAAGCACATCATCAATATGTACCGGCTGAATGACGCCCTTTCCTGTCGACAGTGTGACCATCATGTTCTGCGCATCCTTCAGGGCATCTTCAGCTGCTTCACAGGTATGCGCATCACGTAATTTCTGCAGCGCCTCATTCAGTGTTTTTTCTGCATCGCGCAGTGCGGCATTGCGCCGCAACGCTGCAACATAGTGCTCCAGTGAAGACTTCACCCAGGTTTTACGCCCGGTATCAGTAATCACCGGGGCAAGTTCCGGCATCTCATTACACAACAGCACGGGGTCAATCACTCCTGAAACACGGGCCTGTCTGCAGATGCCTGTATAGATATCCTGATACGCTCGTACAGAAAAAACGTCCGCTGGCAGTGTGGCCAGAATATCCATCACTTCAGGATCTGCTCCGCGCAGAAAGAACGCGCCGATGACAGCGCCTTCAAGGTCATCGTTACGCCATACTGGAGTTGTCATGCAGCCACACCTCTGATACGAGAACGGTAACTGGGCCAGTTAAACGACAACCAGTTGCGTCCCCCGTCTGTGATCCTGTCGGCAATTCGGGGACTGATGAACGCCCACAACTCTTCCGGTGAGAGGTTACTGATCAGAATGGTGGGCAAGATACTTTCGTACCTGGCGTTGATAATTTCCTGCAAAATAGCCATTTCAGCCGCGCTGCCAAACTGAACGCCAACTTCGTCGATGATCAGCAAATCCATTGACGCATAACGCTCAATAACTTCATCCGCTGTTTTTTCGCTGTCATTCCGCCAGCAATTTTTCACAGCACGGGTAAGGCGCATCACGTCGGTGATCTCCACACTGGCCAGATAGTTACGGATGATGTGTTTTGCCATAGCCACAGCCAGATGATTTTTTCCGGTACCACAACTGCCGGTCATAACAAGACTGGTACCGTTCTCCAGCATATCTGGCCAGTTCTCCGCATAGCGGCGACAGGCCGCAAGATTTCTGGCTGCGTCAGGATTAACCTCCAGATAATTATCAAACTCGCAGTCCCGAAAACGCAGGGCAATTCCGGCGTTATCAGTCAGCTCTTCCGCCTTGATGGACGACAGCTCCATGGTCAAATCGTTGGCCTCAGCGATTAAGCAGTCAGGGCAGCATGAAATTTTTTCTCTGTCCTCGCCATTACGATCGCTCCACACCAGTATATGCGTGTGATATTCGCCATGTTTTTCGCAATATCCGCGACCTTCACGCATCAGGCAGGAACGATAAGGCCATGGCTTTTCGCCCTTCTGAGCAAATGCAATCTCTGCCCGTAACTCATCCATTCGCGCCTGTAGTCTTTTTTGTTGTTCACGCAGGTTAAACGTCATCATCGCTGTCACCTCAGAATGTCAGTTTGTCACTGGATTTACCGAATTTGTCAGACATGGCTCCCAGGCCAGCCAGGACATCGACCTGTCGCTGTCGCCCACCTCCGGGAGCGGCTGGCTGTTGCCAGAAGTCTTCGAAGTGACGATCGGGTCCAAAGAACGTCGCTGCCTGCTTCACGAACTGTGTGCCGTTATTTCCTGTGGCACGTATCCAGGCGGCATACCGCTTCACGCCATCAAGCATGGTCTCCGGTTTTATTCCCTCCCTGATACGGGCTTTCCAGGCTTTGAAGGCTGCGGATTTTGAGTTACCACCAGCACGTTTTGGATATTCCTGCCAGGCCTGTTCAAATTCCGGTGAATATTCCTGTCGGGCAGAACGCGCTGGTGCAGACGCGTCAGCGGATGCGCCAATAGTGTTTTTACTCTCTGTAGTATTCTCTGAAGTAATCTCTGTTGTATTCTCTGTAAGATCGAAATTGGTTTTCCCTTCTCCGCGGCGAGGGGTTTCCCGTGTCCGCGGTGAAGGCTTTCCCTCCTCCGCGAAATTGGGTTTTACAGTTTCCCGAAAACGGGTTTCCCCATTTCGGGAAAACTGATTGTTTTCATTGATAATTTCATTAAGGCGCTCACAATCTATACGGTAGAACATTTTGTGCTCAAGACGCTTGTTGGTTTCAACCAAAATGCCTCTGGACACAAGATGCTTACGCGCTACAGCCTGTTGTTCAAATGTAAGTCCGGTTTCGTGTTGTATCTCTTCACGCGTTTTATGTACGCCTTCCGCTGCATGTGCTTTATCCTGCCAGTAAAAAATCTGACCAAAGAAAATAACAGCGTGCGGACTTCCCATGTATTTAACGAGCCCAGGGTAATAAGCAACCGGATGTCCAAAATCGAGCAGAAGATCAGACGGACGCATAGCCACCTCCCAGGCGTTTAAACATTTTTCCGGACTGAAACGCCACCAGCGGATAACTCAGGGTATGAGTACGTCCCTGAACCTGGCAGACAACCTTCTGGCTTTCTGTATTGACCAGGCAAACCCGCAGAACGTGGCCGTTGCTGGTGGTGAACCACTGCCCCACTCGGGGGCAACGGTTGTATCGGTGATACAGGGAATTAACGATGCGGCGAATCATGGACGCACCTCCTTGTCAGAACCATTCAGCCTGGAATCAACAAGTGCAGCACCAAAAACAGCATCACCTACACGGTCGTACAGTTTGCTGGCCAGCGGAGATTCAACAGCCTTAAGCATTGGGTAAAGCTGGCTTGTCCAGATTTGATGGATTTCACGCAAATGCAGGTATACGCCTCTGGCGTTTTGTGCGACAGATGACATGTCAGCCGCACCAGCTCCTGATAAGCTCCTCTCCATCTGGTTAAAGGCATTGATGTATGCCTCTTTGAACCGGGCGGCACGTTTACCAGTGAAGCCCATAGCAAGGAAGGCGAAGCCGTCGCGGGTGATTTGGTAGCAGGGAAGTTTGCGAGTACCGCCGTTGGGCTGGCGTACCAAAATTGATGTCTCCGCAAAATTGCGGGCACAAAACTCTGGAGAACAATCCAAAATGCGGATCTTTTTCAGAACATCGTCATGACGTTTAGAGAAGAAGTTGGCAACAGCCAGGGATGAAGTAACAGCCTGACCATCAACGATGGCAATTTCAGGTTGAGTGAGGGTTGGGATCGTAGCCATGATGGCAGCCTCTTTGGTGATTTTTAATAACTCACCACCAAAGCTTCTCACGGCAATAGGTGGTGAGACGTACAGGGGTGAGAAACCGGTCACCAAAGAACCCGGCCCAACCGAAGTTGGCCCTGCACGCCCCACCATAATTTGGGCGTAATGCTGCTCATGACACAAAAAAACCGCAAGAGCGCGGTTGTGCGCTTTGGTGAATTCCGGGTTCTCACGCCCGGCACCCGCTTTATAAGGTGCGGAGACAGTGTAACGTCCCGAAATTGCAGAATCAATATCAAAATGTTGTAGCTGTGGACAACGCGAAGCCTTGTTGTTATTGTTTACAACAAGAACCAGAGGAAGCTTTAAATGCCATCCAGACTGTATAAACAGTTCATCCGTAATCTCGGTGAATCTGAATACATACGAATCCGCATATGGGAAGTGGAGCCTGCTGTATTGGGTAGCCAGCACAACTACAAATACAGCATGGCTTATGTCGTTGATGGCATGTGTGTGATGCGTTACGACAACGAACGGGGTAAAGGCGATCACAAACACATTGGTAGTCAGGAAGTCAGCACCAGCTTTGTCACCATTGAACAACTGCTCGCTGATTTTCTGGCTGACGTTGAATCTATCCGCAGAGGTATCTGACATGAGAACCGTAACAATCCGAATCGAGTCAATGGATAATTTCACGGCTGATGTGCTGTCTGCGTTCCAGGAAGCAGCTACCGGAGCAAAAGCAACCAGAGAAAACGTTATTTCATTTCCTGACTGGCAAATGATGCATAAGGTACTGACACCAAAACGCATGGACATTCTGATGGCAATGACTGGTGCCGGAGAAATGTCCATCCGAAAAATTGCAGCCCTGGTTGGACGTGATGTAAAAAGCGTGCATACTGACGTGACCGCACTCATCAGCAACGGTTTACTGGAAAAAAGCGAGCGCGGAACGTCATTCCCGTATGACGACATCCACTTTGATTTTACGCTGGGCAAGGCGGCGTAATTTTTCGTATATACCGTGCCGTCATTCCGGCGGCGCTTCACACTCCACAAAATCACGCCTGAACAACCACAACGGGCTGAAACATTCATATGGATAACCATCACGCAGATAAATAACCCGCTGTGTTTCAGGCTCCCAGCGTATAACGTGGACGCGGCGCCCTCTGCCATCACGGAACCAGCGATTGAGGACTTGCATAAATTACCCGTAAACATCGTCACACCTGCCAGCCAGTAGCCTGAAACAGGCCCATTCTCGGGTGATACCAGCGGGTACCACGCTGAACGGCACCACACATCATGTGATGAAACGCCTTCAGAAACGGTTCCACAGCAACAATTTCACGACGTGCCAGTAATCCATCTGGCGTCAAAAATTCATGAGTGTCTGTCGGGATGTTGTATGCATTTACAAGCGTGCGACATTTCGCATCTGACATACCGGTTTTTGCTTTCAGCTGGCGATATCCGGCATAGCCCTCACGAATGGTACCCTTTTTGATTTGCTCAACTGTTTCGGCAACATGGCTGACTTTTTCTTCCACCTGAGTGATCCGTTTCTGCTGGCGAACGGCTTCAAGAGCCATCGCGGCAACCATTTCGATTTCGCTCATTGGCTTACGGATCTGTTCTTCCAGTTCGCGCCAGCGATCTACCAGGCGAGCAGTGAATTCAGGACAGAGCTGTGCGACGACAATGATACTGTCGCGCTTACCTTGTTCTCCTTCAAACAGGTAATGCTCATATTGAACTTTAAAACCTAAGTTATTGATTCTTTCGGAAACCTCAATTTGAGGAGACCGGACAACGCCACCTTTGGCTAATGTTTCAATAGTGCGTTTCACATTGTCATGACGCTTACCCACCAGTTCTGCGATCTCAACGCTGGTCATGGATGCTTTGTCGTTAAAAATTGCGGTGTTCACTGCCATCTCCTTACGGATAAATTCTTTTAAGATTCCGCACATTCGTACTTGTTGGTGCCGAACCTTCCTTCAGTTATCCTTTTGATCCCTATAAACAAAAGAACCAAAGGAGGTTCGACATGAAAGTTCAGGCCGTTGGTTTATTCTGGTTTCGCGATGCTATTCAGTATCATGAGTTCAAAAAGATTTTTACTGATGCAGATGTGCTCTCCGACAGTTACACCGAGTGGAAACACGACGCTGAAAAATTGATTAAGCGTGTCGAAAGAAGCGGGCAACGAGTTATTAAAGTTGAAGCGGATACAACCGAGTTCATCACCTGGTGTACAAGCGAAGGCATTGGACTCAATGCCAAAGGTAGAATGCAGTTCGCATCCTTTAAGGCTTACCAACAACTTCTCAGCGAACGCTAATGTGATTGGGGCAATCGAAATGGTTGCCCCATCGTATTTAATAGTTATTTTTTCGCTCATATCACCACCATCACTTCTCATCCTCTGTGTGCGCTAAGCTTGGATTTTGAGTTTTTGCGTAACGAATCAGGAATTCCATCTTCAGGGTGAGGATAAAGATCTGGCCTTAAGCCATGCGGCGTGACCTTCCATGCAACTACTTCACATACGCGTAAAACGAAACGGGCAGGAATTGTGCTTTTTGAAAACCACTGATTCACCGCTTGCGGTGTCACACCCAGATTTCGCGCTATGGCATTTTGCGCAATTAATGCACGAAGTTTGTCGTAATCATTTCCTTTCATAACAAAGCACCAATATTAACTTTATGAATCAAGAATACATCAAGTTTAAATTAACATGCAAGTTGCAAAAGGATCGAATACACTAAAATCAAGTAAAGATTTATCCTTGTAAAGAAACCCACAGGATTTGGTCATGAAGAACGTCAAAAACACGGAAAATCGAATAGCCGCGATGCTGAAAGCAAAAGGATGGACTCAGGCTCAACTGGCCCGCAAGTTAGGTGTGAGTGCGCAATCAGTGCAGTACTGGACAACAGGAAAAACATTTCCACGGAGTGATAAGCTCGCGCATTTATCAGAGATTAGCGGTTATCCACAATCCTGGTTCTTAGGTGAAGACTCCTCACCAACCTTTTCCTCGCAAGAGAAACACCAGACAAGAACAGATAGCGTCGTGTTTAATGTCCTTGATGTTGAGTTTAGTTGCGGTGATGGAACTCATGTCCGTGGTGACTTGATAGATGTAGTGCGCTCAATAGAACTTGATCCTGAATATGCCCGACGTCTTGTTGGAAATCGGGCATTCAAAAATATAGAAATAGGTAACGCCAGAGGAGACAGTATGGCTCCCACAATCTCACCTGGTGACCTTCTTTTTCTTGATAAGACAGTAACTTATTTTGATGGCGATGGTATTTATGCATTTTGTTTTGATGGAGAATGCTACGTGAAAAGGCTTCAAAAAATTGGAAGCAAAATCATGGTGTTATCTGATAACCCCAATTATCAACCATGGAGCATCGAAAAAGAGGGGTTAGCTCTGCTTTATATCCAGTCTAAAGTGATCTCATCAGTACCATTCAACATAAACAGATTTGGTTAGTCTTTGATTTTAACGGGCTTTGCCCGTTTTTTTCTGCCTAAAACACACGATATCAATTTTTTCTTGACACCCTATTTCTCAAAGCATAATATCGCACCATCAATTATAACTTGATTAAGTTCAATTTAAAATTGTTGGCGGATATATGAAGACACTAAAAGCAACTCCAGAAACAACTAATTTTATCAACTGCGGCTGTGTTACGCTTAAGGGCTTAGAACTTGATTCCTTTGCATTAAATATTGCAAATTTGCTAAGTGCTGTACGCACATTCCATCTTCTGGATTGTGCTCGCTCAAAGGAACTGGGCATTGAGGTAATGGAATTTATCCATGAATATGCTCTATCTGCGGCTTCTCCTGCACAACAAAAACAATCCTTCCCTGAAAGCTGGCTGGTTAACCTTCGCACCCAACGCGAAGCCTGCGGCTTAACAACCGCCGAACTCGCCAGGCTGCTCGATCTCGATGAAGAAATTATCATCCAGTGGGAGAGCGGAGAGTATGAACCAACTATCAGTATGCTTATCCCACTGGCAAATATTCTTGGCTGCGATCCGATGTGGCTATTAACTGGTGAGGTTACTCCTCCGGAGCAACCAAAAAGTGAGGAGCAGCAACACCATGACGCATCTCAATAAGTTTGCCCCTTATCTCGCGAAGCTCTTCTACGGAAGAACCAATACCAATGGTGACATAATCGCCGCTTCGCCCCTCAAGGTACATGCGAACATTTTTATCAATCATTGCGGAAACAGTCTCAATATGAAAACACTTCTGAGACTCGCTATATAGCAGAACATATAAGTCAGCTGAGGAAGCCATGAAAAAGTTCGAAAACATAACTGTTCTCCATGTTGATAACTTTGATTATACAAACCAGGAACTTCTCCCGGAGGTTGTAAAGGCAATAGATGTTGCCGATATAGTGATTAGAGGAAAGAGAATTGTCAAAAACAGGCTCGCATGTACTTCAGGAGCAATGACAGAAACAACCTCACAGCAAGATGATTATGAAGGCATTTGTCTGGAGCCTGATTCATTTGCGGTAAATGTTTATCATTTATTGCATGCAACACAGGTGTTACATACGTCCAGTAATAACGAAACAAAAACACTTGGCAGTGAAATTCTGAATTTTGCATGTGAATATGCAAAAGCCGCTGTTGAAAAAGAATTAGCGCAATAACAACAAATATGCCATGAACGTTTATCACGGTTTTATCGCCGGGGATTATCACACCCTTAATCCACAGGAGGCTTTATTATGACTTTTATAAAGAATATGGCATCACACAAGACCGCCTGCCTTATTGCACAATACGGTGAAAATTACATGCATATTGCCTGCTTATTTCTGCGTAAAGCATACGGGAAATAACAAATGACACATGAACCCATTAATACATATCGTCGCCGTATAGCTGTTGCGGCACTCCATCGAATAAAACGTAAAACAGGTGGTAATCTGCTTATTGTTGACCTTCTGGATGGGAACATTACGACCATAGAAATAACTGAACAGTTTATAAACCAGTTGCTGTTACGCTTTGAAGGTATTACCCGTGGTGAATTGGGCCGAGTGGAGGGTGAAACCGAAATCCGCACTGCATACCAGAATGCTATCGGGATTAATCAACATACTGAATACCAGGCTGAAACCGGAAAGTTAATTATAGACAACCTTTTACAAGAGGTTATTGATTACGCGAAAGAAAAATATATCAGCGGAGGAATTAACTGATGGCTAATTTATCCCCTGTATCTGTTGTGCACGAAAAAGTGCAGATCGTTATGACTATTGAAAATGGCCAGGTAACAGGTGTCTGCAAAGTCCGCGATGGAGAGCTGATTGCCAGCATGGATACATTCATATGGCTGGCAGAAAGAGCGGGGTATCAGATAACAGCACCTGCTCAGGAGGAAACCAGTGACATTAACAGCAACACGAATTCCTGAGTGGGTCCACCAGCAGGCGTTGCTGGTCCTGCGGCGGTACAGATGCCGATGTATATTCCCGCATCGGATACAGCGCAACGGATATCTCAGTCTGAAGGTTAACCGTCGCTGGCGGCTGTTATCGAAAGACGACGGCCGGAACTGGGAAGTAATGAGTCATGAACGTTATTCGGGGGAAATAAAGAAATGATCGACAACCGCACCGCCAGCGCCATTGACCAGGCATTACAGAAACATGATACACCCGTCGGCCCGTTATTTTTTGTAACACGCCACGGAAGAACAAAAAAATGCCTCACCCGAAAAACGGCAATTCGTTACCTGGCATTCTTTATGACCACCCGCGCTTTTGAACGTTCAGGATTCCGACAACGCCATCCTGACAAGCGTTTTATCTTCAACGGGAATGAGATATGGAAACGTGGAGAATCAACCACAGAGTATACCCGCGCACACCAGCGAACAATCAGACGACTGCGCAGACTCATCGCCAGGAAACAGTATACAGAAAAATGGTTCAGAAAATATGACACATGGAGCGCCGGATATTACGAACTGATGGCAACAAAACCATTCTGACGTAAACGAAATTAACCATGACGCAATTAAATAAGGCAAGCCGAATACATCAGGAGGACCATGAACATTTATTTCAGAATAGTTATATCACTGGCAATTATCGCATGTATTTACGGATTAATCGTTCCGGCCCTCATATCAATGAAGGATACGGTAGCAGTGATTTCTGGCTTTGCTCTGGCGTGTCTGACCCCGCCCTGCATTTATGCCATTTATAAGGGTCTTTCTTTCCCCGGGAGGGAAAAATGAAAAAAACAATTGCGCTTGTTTTCGCGGTCAGTCTGGCTGTCTTCGGACTTGTAGGTTGCGATCGCGTTGAACCAGGTAATGTGGGTATCAAAGTCAACAAACTGGGCGACGACAAAGGTGTCGGTGAGGTGGTCGGTGTTGGTCGCTACTGGACTGGCTGGAATACTGAAGTTTACATTTTCCCGACCTTCAAGCAAATGAAGACCTACGATGAACCGTTCAGTTTCCAGATGAGTGACGGCACAACCATCGGCTATCACATCGGCGTGGCCTACAAAGTTGATCCATCCAAAGTTACCACGGTGTTTCAGACTTACCGCAAAGGCGTGGATGACATTACCAACACCGACCTGCGCCAGAAGATCGCCGACGCACTCAATCGGCTGGCCAGCAAAATGACCACCGACAAATTTATTGACGGCGGTAAATCTGAATTACTGGATGCCGCTCTAAAAGACATCCAGGAAGAAATGACACCCATCGGTATTCAGGTAATGAGCCTCTCATATGTGGGTAAGCCAGAGTACCCACCAACCGTTATCGACAGCATTAACGCCAAAGTCACGGCAAACCAGAAAACACTGCAACGCGAGCAGGAAGTTAAACAACGCGAAGCAGAAGCCAACATGCTGCGTGCAGAAGCTGCCGGACAGGCTGATGCGATTCGCACAAAAGCCCAGGCCGAAGCCGATGCAATTCGTTTACGCGGTGAAGCTCTGCGCCAGAACCCCGGTGTTATGGAGCTGGAAGCCATCAATAAATGGAACGGCACACTGCCGCAGTACATGACCAGCGGTGCCAACACACCATTTATTCAGGTTAAGTAATACATATGCCCGGTATTACACGCCGGGCTGTCTGGAGATAAAAATGAATACTGTAACCATCAACAACAAACAGTTTCCGGTAATCGAATATCGCGGTCAGCGCGTGGTGACGCTGGCGATGATTGATGAAGTGCACCAACGCCCGGACGGAACAGCGGGACGCAATTTCCGCGAAAACAAGTCTCGTCTTATTGAAGGGGAAGACTACTTCGAATTAGGTTCCGACGAAATTCGTCGACACCTCCCTGACGGTACTTTCTCAAAATTTGCAGCAGCAGGAATTGTACTGGTCGAATCCGGTTATTTGATGTTGGTGAAATCCTTCACCGACGATCTGGCCTGGCAGGTTCAGCGCGAACTGGTTAACAGCTATTTCCGAACTCACGCGCCGCTGACGGAAATGGAGATGATCGCTGCAATGGCCGCCGATGCCGTTCGCCAGCAAAAGCGCCTGAGTCATGTTGAAAAGAAGATCGAAACGGTCACCAAAGCTGTGGAGAACATCAAACGCGGCACAATGCGCGCCGGATATGTCGGTTACCGCCAGGTGGTAGCCAAAAGTGGAATGAGTGACGCCAAGTGTCGGAATCTGGTGAACGCATATCAAATTCCTACAGACACCCACGAATTCATGACTCCGGACGGTCTGTTGTCTCGCAGGGCTATCGTCGAGCTTGAGCCATTTATGGCGGCGTTCCACCAAATGATGTCAGAGGCTGAACCACGCGGCACACGCTGGTATCACCCGAAGATGGGGCTTTTCCAGGTGATCGGATGGGAGGATAAAGCATGATCATCCAGTCAAAACTTATTCGCGCCGCTCTGGTGTGCGCTGCTAAAAACGACGTTCGTTATTACCTGAACGGTCTTCACATCACGCCGAAACATATTGAGGCAACCAATGGTTCCGTGGCACTGCGCATGGCTCACGGCATCCGGACGAAGAAATACATCATTGTCCAGTTCGAAGGGGGCGTCCCGGCCAAAGCCGAAACGACAGAGCTGATTTTTAGTAAAGAGCCGATCGCTGTTCATCGCGACCAGTTTCAGCGACGACTGTCCATTACCGGCATTAAACTGGTGGACGGTTGTTTTCCGGATTTGGATCGCATCATTCCGAAAAAGTTTGACCGCTGTACTCACCCGGTGCTCCAGGCGGGTTACCTGAGTTATCCAGAGAAGATGTTTGGTCGTGAGCGTAAATTTATTCCCGTCCAGTTACGTCCCTCCGGTGACGGGCAAGCGGTCAGAATTCAGTTTGATTCCATCATCAACTCAATGTATGGCAATCCTGAATTTGTTGTGATGCCTTGTCGTGATCATGGCGATTTCAACGTGGCTCAGGAGCATCCGGAATGAAAATCGAATACCAGGACGCCGCAGGAGGTGAATCAATGAGCTGGCCTGATGCAATCGTAACTCTGGGGATGGTATTCGCAGTAGCGTTTGTTGTGTACTCGATTTGTCGATGGGGATAACCACATGTTCGCTTTGATTCAACGCGGGCAGATATACACAGACAGAGCCGGATACCCAGTAGAAATTACTCGCAGTACTGAGCACTCAGTGTTCTTTCGGAGGATGGACGGACGTACCGGGCGAGTACGCATCGGTGAATTCAGTAGCCTGTTCGAGCATATTGACCACCTGGAATATCACAAGATTCTGGCTGAAACAGAACAAGAAAAGCACCTGAAGAAATTACGCGCAATGCAAAGGAAGTAAAAAATGAATAAAGCGTTTGAGCTATGGGTCCACCAGCGTTACGGCAACCGCTACGACCTGACGCGAGATGTTGACGGTTTCTACTGTCGTGAAATTGTGAAACGAATGTTTGAGGTCTGGTGCCACTGCCGTGGATGAAAGTTTTATGAGGTTGGCATGCAGACAATCATCTATCAGATAACCCCCAGCAAATGGTGTACAGAGAGAGTCCTCATTGCATCAACAGGGCTAAAGCCTGGCACCATCGAGCGGGCCAGAAGAAAGTCATGGATGCAGGGAAAAGAATACCGTCATTACGCTGTAGAAGGTGATCCAGGGCATTACAGTGAATGCCTGTACAACATCGAAGAAATTATGCGATGGATCGAAAACCAGAAACAACCAGGTGCCAAAAATGCAAGTTCCGGTTAACCTGTTAATGCTCCTGGACGTCTGGGAGGTTTAATGAGTAACGCATCATACCCGACAGGCGTTGAAAACCATGGCGGATCACTACGCATATGGTTTCACTATAACGGCAAACGTGTCAGAGAAAACCTCGGTGTTCCTGACACAGCCAAAAACCGGAAGATCGCTGGTGAACTTCGCACTTCCGTTTGTTTTGCAATCAGAATGGGGAGTTTCGACTACGCCGCGCAGTTCCCTAATTCCCCTAACCTGAAACACTTTGGTCTGGGAAAAAGAGAGATAACCGTTAAGGCACTTTCGGAAAAATGGTTGGACCTTAAGAAAATTGAGATTTGTGCGAATGCACTTAACCGTTACCAGTCAGTAATTAAAAACATGTTACCAATGTTAGGTGAAAAAAAACTGGTTTCATCCATAACAAAAGAGGATTTACTTTTCGTAAGGAGAGATTTGTTGACCGGTTACCAAAAGCTTTCTAATGGAAAGACTTCTTCCATAAAAGGGCGCTCAGTGGTCACGGTAAACTACTATATGACAACCATAGCTGGAATGTTTCAATTTGCAACAGATAATGGTTATACCTCAGGAAACCCATTTAACGGTCTGGCCCCCTTAAAAAAGTCCAAGGTAAAACCAGATCCACTCACCCGTGACGAATTTATTCGTTTTATTGAGGCTTGCCGTCATCAACAAACAAAAAACCTGTGGATTCTCGCTGTATACACGGGTATTCGTCACGGGGAGTTGGTATCGCTGGCATGGGAAGATATCGACCTTAAAGCAAGGACTATAACCATCCGTAGGAATTATACAAAACTTGGCGAATTCACTCCACCAAAAACCGATGCTGGCACCGGAAGGACAATTCATCTGGTTCAACCAGCTATTGATGCTCTTAAAAGCCAGGCAGAAATGACTATGCTTGGAAAGCAACATTCTGTAGAGGTAAAGCAGAGGGAATATGGGAGAACTGCTGTGCATAAATGCACTTTTGTTTTTAGTCCTCAGGTAATAAAACAGCGGCAGTTTTCCGGACCGCACTATAAGGTTGACTCCATCAGGGAGTCATGGACAAGTATCTTAAAACGCGCAGGTCTGAGACACAGAAAATCGTATCAATCCAGGCATACCTATGCATGCTGGTCACTTGCCGCAGGAGCTAATCCTAGTTTTATCGCAAGCCAGATGGGCCACACAAACGCACAAATGGTATTCAATGTTTACGGAGCATGGATGAAAGACAACAATCACGAACAGATAGAACTTCTTAACAGAAGACTATCTGAAAGTGTCCCATGCATGCCCCATAAGAAAGCGGGGTAAAATAAAAACTTGCAAAATCAATTGGTTTACCTTTAATCCCTGTCACGTTACGCGCGTGGCAGAGGCGTTACGGG